TTTAAAATCCTCAGGAACATTTAAGACTTGATCCTTATCTCCATTATTCACAATAATAATCCTAAACGGTTGAATTGTATAAGTCCCCATCATTGACTGGACACACTCATGGAGTTGTTTAGGGTTATTAAATGTAGGGATAATTATATCAACTATATTTTTGTTCTGTACCATATTTCTCCCTTAGCTCTTTAACATTATTTTCATTCTCATATGTTTCCTCGGTAATTTCCTTCCTATATCCCATATGAGTTAACTTAACAGATGTATCCATATATACTTTAAAACCATGCTTTTTAGCATTGTGACAGAAATAAATATCCTCTCCTGCCCCACTCGTTGACATAAACCAATTCTTTGGTATTTTTCTCAAAACGTCACATTTAATTAAAACAGCGCCAAATCCAACCGCGTCACATTGTACTAATTGATCTTTGGGATAATATGGAACAGGATGATTAATATAATACTCTCCATCAACAGGATCATAACCTTCTTCTAAGTTATAAAGAACAGGTTTATGAGGAGCATTTCTTGTAAAGGCAAGAGGTGCGATTATATCAACATCATGTTTTATTAAACTTTCAAAAAGATCTCTAGGTACAAGCATATCATCATCTACCATAAAAAGATAATCAAACCCCCCATCAATGGCATAGTCAGCAAGACGCTCACGTGCCAGTGCCGTAAATACTCGACCAACCGTTCCAGTAGAGAACTGATACTCTGTATTCCCCGGAATATCGAAAAGTGCATTGTCATACTCCTTATGCCCAAAATGACTCATTGTTTGTAAAGCTCCTAAGTGCATACACATATCCATTCTATTATCATAAGCAAATGGATCAGTATTTCCTTCATTAGGAATTCCAAATAACACTTTAATTACTTTTTTATTAGAAACCACCATAATCTCCTTAGCTGGTCAAGAATTGAGTAACTTTTAGGTAATACAACAGAATGTCCTTGATGTTTGTAAAGATCACTCAAATGTATCAATTTAAAATTACAACTCTTACACCGATAAATAACATGAACTGCCATTTTTAATCCCTCAATTTTCTAAGAAAAACTCCCCCCTTTTACAGGGGGAGTGTGTAAACTACAGATTACGAATAAATCCCTTAGCAGATGCAGCTGCACTAACAGCCTGCGTTTGCCAGATCATTACTCGGTGATACATTGGAGATACTGGAACAATACTTGTCCAAGTAGCTGCTTGAGCACTTGTAAAAGTACCAGCTGCTCCTCCCGGTTGTAGAACACAACTATTAATACCACCAAAAGTACCAATTGTGACACTAGACCCAACATGACTAAGCATGATAGAATCAACTACACCGAAATTCTGAACAAGTCCATATCCATCTGCTGGAATATCCTGAACTGCAATACCAGCAAACTGAACCATGTTAGGATCAGCAGAGGTAGTCTTAACACATTGGATACCGTCTGCAGAAACATTCTCCGCAGGCGCACCACCAACATATCTAGCACCCATACCAGTTGTAATACTATCAGCATTTACGTTTCTAACAACCGTAAAGACCTTTTCAGCTTCTTCTCTCTGAACACCACTTCCTAAAATCTTCATAAATCAATCACCCCCTTATTAGGAAACATTGGAGAGTTTGCCAACTCTTCGACGGTTATTAATAGTAGCATTACCCTGCAAGAGGATAAGAGCACTTGAAACATCCTGATTGGTAGGAGTTTGAAATCCCTCAGGAGTCATTGATAGATCAGCATCCTTATGTACATACCAATTCATAAAATTACGATTTAGGAAATAGATATGAGTAGAAGGCATATCTCTGTCAAACATAACAGGGATACCTTTAAACTCAAGTACTCTAAATCCAGCATCAACAATTTTATTATTAACATATCTACGATCAGTATCGCCCTGTTGTTCGTACTCCTCATAAATCGTTTGAGGCATGAAACAGATATCAGGCGTTTTGTTACCGATTGTGATAGTATTAAACGCCGTTCGCATGGCAATAGTACCAGCATCCGACGAGTTGAAGTTTACACTTGCAGTATTCTCATATGATGCCCACCAGCCATTTGTTGAAGGAGCAATCCCGCCAACAGTGGTTGAGGCATCTACTAACAAGGGAATACCATTAATATCCTTACCACCATTACCAACTGTTTCAGCCCAAACATGTTCATTCAAGATCTCCTGAATAGACATCTCAGCCTGAGTAGTCTTGGCTTGCAGTAGGTTCAAAATACGGTGTTTACCCATATTTGATCTTTTCTGCAAACCAGTAATGGCAATACTTACACTATATTGAGCCCAATCAAAAGCAGCGTTGGTAATACCATCTTGAATATTCGTACTCAAGACTTCGCCACCACTGTATGATTTAGCAGTATCATTCTTACCATACATGAGAGGTTCAATGATTCTCTCACCACCACCAAGAGTTTTCTTAATACTTGACGATCCCTGCATAACTTTTCCCAGCTTACCATTCATATAGGCAAGGCCAGGAGCATCATCAAAGATCTGATCTTGAAGAGTAGTCTCATACTCCGCAAAAGTGGTTGTGAGAAATGCATTTAGCTCACGAGTTTCCGATCTATTTGGCATTTCTTATTCTCCATAAATTAAAATTAAATAGTCGGAAAAACACAAATTATCCATCCTCCATCTTAGCGAGAGCTCTTTTTCCAGCTTCCATAATAGACTTAGCTGGTTTAAGTTGATTACTTTTGCTAAGTGAAGAATTAGATTTTGATCTATTGACAGATTTCTTCTTAGCCTTTTGAGATAAGAATTTAGCTCTATCCATAGCGAACTTATCCAATTTACCATCTTCTCTCATTGATTCGATAAAAAGTCTCTCGACATCTTTGAAAGAAGGAGCAACTTGTGCAGTTTCGCTCAATAAATCTTTATGCTTCTCCATACTATCAAGTTGTTCAAGCCATTTGTCTCCATATTTCTCAGTCATTTTATCAATGTGCTGTTCCATAGAGACATCATTCATTGCTCTTGTCTGAGGATCAATCTTGGTTTTGACAACATTGTCTAACTTCTGATTCATCTCCTGTTGAAACGGTGATAAAAGTGAACCTACCATTTTCTTAACAGTATCGAAGGCATTCTTCTCGGCAGGTGACATCTTTGATTCGTCAATCCCGTCAATCACTTCACCTTTTTGCTTTCGCTCTGCAAGAGATTTGAAATCTGGATCAGTGGTGACGTACTCTAGGGCAGCTAAGGCCTTGTCTATTCCACCGAACGCAGTTAACTTATGCTCGATGCCAGATAGTGAATCTCTCTGACTAATAAGCTCCTCTTTAGTTTTGGTAAATTCGCTTTGTAGATCTTTATACCTTGATTCATAATTACTATTATCATCACTATCATCAGGGTGTTCGTCTTCATCATCAGAGTCATCATCATCAGTAACCAGAAAATCATCATCATTCTCATCATCGTCAAGATCATCAAATTGAGAATCATCAAATTCACCGGCATCATCAGATTCCGAGTATCCACTTTTGAAGTCAAGTCCTTCATTATCTTGTGACATTACATATCTCCAGTTTTAGTAAAAAAAATTTTTGGTTAAATAAAAAGGGTTTACGTCGATTAACTACCTTTTAGTAAGTGTGTTTAAAAAAGACACCTCCTTTTTTGTTTACATATGTAATAGTGTAAATTTTCCATAATTACATTCTTTAACCTATCTCTCCAAGAGCAAATTTTCCCTTCTCTCTAGCAGATAAACATGCATCATGGACAGTAGGTCGTTTTTTCTTGGTTACAGAATGAAGCATTCTATGTGCTTCACATTTATTAATTTCCGATAAATTTTTACTTTTCATTACTCTTGCCTTATGTCCTGGGCCGGTTATATAAGTATCAAGATGTTCATCAAAACCTTCAATGTACTGAAATCCGTGCTGAGTGATTAAAGTCTTTGTCTTCTCTCCACATTCTGTACATTTGATAGAATCTTTATCTATTACCTTTGAAAAAGCCTCAAATTCATGTTTACAGTATAAACACATCAGATCATACATTGGCATTTTTACTTATCTCCATTTTTAGCCGGACTTGCTAGTGTAAATAACTTATCAATAGTAGACATATCTTCATTCGATTTCCTATCTCTATTTGCAGTAACAAACTTCCTATTTCCCTCATTTTCTTTCTGATCAAGCTGCATACCAGTAGATGTCAACTGAGCCATTGTTTTCATTTTAGTTTTCTCAAGATCAGTTGTTCTTTTCGGCTTATCAATAGCAATTTGAGCCTCAATCTGCGCTTGCTGAGCAGCTGCTTGTTCCTTAGCAACCTCTTGTGGATCGCGTATTAATCTAGATTTAAGATGATTAAACCCAAACGCTTCAAACCAGTTGTTAAGAGCTTCTATCTTATTAATAATTGGATCAGTTAAAGCTTTTTGATATAACAACTCCGCATCTTGTCTCTTTTTCTGCTCACTTTCAGGTCCAGTTGGAATAATTGATACATCATAAATAAAATCACCCGTTAAAAGCTCTTTATCCATAGTTGTGAAAGGAAATACTTCAATTAACTCCTCACCATTTTCATCAACTTGACCAGTTGGCTTTTGTTTCAGTACAGAGGGTTGTTTTTTGACTAATGATTCAAACTGTTGATCATCCAAAGGTATCTCAGTCTCTGGTAATACCTGTGCAGCAATGAATCCTAACTTAACAACAATATTTCTAATGAATTTTCTATATTTCTTACTCCTAAAAACCCTTTTACCAGCAACTCCAGCTTGATCTCCTTTAGCTTCTTCAGCTGAGTTAAAATCAGGAGTACCACCTGTTTCAAACGATGATAATCCAAGCATGCCATTTACATCATTCTTTGATTGCTGAACATTTGCATAGAGATCATTTGAAACACCTCCATCATTCATAGGAAAAACAGCTGTTTGTGGATCGCCCTTACAAGGTAAACCAGCACCACTACCACTCCTTGCCCATTTTTCAAAGTCTTCGGTTTGAACTTTATTCTTATTATATCCATATTTTTGATCACTTAATTTTCTAAGATGATCATTTATCTTTGAATGGATAATATTGATATTATCTTGAGTTGTTTTGTAAAGTGAACTATCGGCAAGGGGAGTAGATTCATCTGGCATATAATTAAACCATAAAATATCAAAAGGAAATTTATTTTTAGGATAATTAACAGGCCATTCTTTTATTTCAATATAATCATCTTCACCTTCAACGATAGTTCTAATCTCATGTTTCTCAATATCCCAAATATCAAATCCTTCTACTCTCCCCCATACGTCAGAATCACTGCCAGCGGTCATTCTGTCAGTATCGCTTTCAAAGAATAACTTTTCATCTTTCTCATCAAATTGACCATTTGGTTTTACTACTTTACCAGTATCATCTTTGACTTCTTCAGGAGTCTTGACCCATCGGTGATAAACTCTCTTATCTCCCTTGAGATCAGGATCATCAGCATCAACATCAGTGAAAAAATTGTAAGGAGAAATCCTGTCAACAAATAGAGATTGACTATCAATAATCTCACTAATCGAAGCATCATCATTTTCAATCTCCTTTGTTTTAGCTTCATAACCACTCATTACAATTCCTCTATGACCGAGAAAAGCATCCACAAGAATTTTCTCGAGTGTGTCTTCTACTTCAAGTTCATCATAAAGGAATGTAGACAACACCTCATGTCTCATTGCGCCTAAGTTAGAATCAACTTGTTTATTATCAATAACTGTAAGTGCTGTTTTTGGTTTAACTGATACTCTTATATCACCTAAATGTAATGAAGAGACAAAAGTACTAACTATTCCATATACAATATTATCAACAGTTTGATCATTGTATCTTGACAACCCGTCAATAGCCCATTGATTACCTTTATAGTAATCTCTCCACTGTTTGAGCGGTTTTGTTATCTCTTTCTTATGCTTTTGTTTAGCTTTAGATAATCGCTCAAGATCATCTTTATATTTCTGTTTCTTAGTATCTGCCATTTTATAAATATCCTAAGTTTTGAGTTGCGTCGTTATTCTTATGCTGTCTCATGTACCAATCGAATGATCCTGTAACTAATGCTTCTTCTTTAGTAGAAAATGGTGATGGTCTAGTCATTATGCCATATCTTAACGCATCACAAGCATGGTCATTATACTTCTTAGGTTCTTCTTTATTATTACTACTTTCATTACTCTTCTTTGCCCAAATATAATCCCCGATTTCCTTAATCAATTTCTTACATCGAGCAGAGATAAACAAACGAGGAGAGCCAATCTTATCTGCTATTAAAGGGTGAATCTTTTCAGGTGCGACTAGGAAATACTCACTAACTCTATTTAAACCTGCAAGAACTTCATTATTAGCTTTCATGAAAAATAGACCCTGTTCATCATATTCATCAGCAACAGACCACTCTTGTCCATCCTTCTCTCTAGTCTTAGCCCAAATTGAAGGATCGGCGTATAGATCTTCAATTAATTCCATTTTAAATTGATTCTTAATCCCCGCAACGTGAGAACTTACTAATCCTTTACTGTAGTATTCATCTATTACAAAAATGTTGTTATCATTATCTACATAAAATGCAAGAAAACAAGTTGGATTAGATTGACCATGATCTAATGATCCCCACATGTAATGATTAGAAGGAACATCACTGATGTGAGGGATGTGAATGTCAGGATAATTACTATTTGGAAATACGTGTATTCTATAATCAAATTCTTTCCAAATCTGACCTTCCAGTGCTTCCCAAGATCCCTCAACATACCTTTCAACCCAATCTGGGGGATTATCACGCCTAAGATCATCTAAATAACCCGGCGGGAGGTAAGGATTATCTTTTACAAGAGATTGTATGAAAATGTGCTCTTCCAATGGCTGACCCATTGCATGAGGAGTGACAAAGGTATCTTTAACCCAACCAGGTTCTGGATTGGACGCATACAATCCCATGAACCGGGGGTAAGATCCATCAGGGAGCTGCCACCGTAACCGAGCTTTTAACATCTTATTGACATCAAAGTTAGTCTCACTACTCTCATCTACACCAAATCCACCAATTTCAAGGGATTTAATTCTATCCTGATCTTCCTTACCTCCCAACCCACCATACATTATTACTGATCCATTGATTAAGATAATCTCTTTCTTAGTCTGATTGTGTGCAGAAACAATTTTTTGTCCTAAAAG